CATGCTCGTTGTCATACGAGCCATACTCCAATCCGAACAGTTCGTTCAGCCCAGGAAGGAGTTCCTTCATCATTTGTGCGCGTGAAATAGCCATGATTATTTAATCCTTCCCTAGATGCCAGTAGCGTTAGAGTAATGGTGAAGACCCGGTTGAATTATGCAAATTACATGAGTGTATTCCGTGGCCGCAGTCTGGAATTCAGACGGCGCGGAGGGGCTATTAACAACATCAACAACCCTGAAGTTTGCAGTGGTGGTGACTGCGGCAGTAGCTGCGTCAGCTCCAGACAAACTGTTACCAGTTACTGTAGAACCAGCTCTCCAAGCAATGTCAATATTCAAGCCAACCTTCGCAATGGTTCCAACGGAATCCGCTGTTCCAGCAGCATTAGTCCACTTAGCCGTGTACCGAGTCATCGGGTCAGTGCCAGCAACGTAAGCAATAATACCATCTACGTCTTGGCTAGCCGGATAATGCTGACTCCATGTCGGAGTACCGTTCGCATCGTTATAGGAACATCCCATAAACATGCCCAACTGATCATCAAGACTCTGATGAACCACACTCTGATTAACAGCGATGTAACCGCCATTCGTCATTCGCACGAAATCACCATAGAAAATGTTCTGACCATAATTCTTTGAAATACGAAAAGGAACAACCCCTCCCGCATGAGGCTGAGATGTGTCAAATACGGGTCTAAAACCCTCACCACCTGCCATTTTATTTTCTCCTAAAAATCAAGCGGCGACTTGAAGGAGGACATCTCCTAAGAGCCGTCGCCAAAAGAGACACGAGTTTTTCTGTCCGGAGGGAGCAGAGGCATTCTCGCATCGTTCTCTCGCAAGAAATTATTATCTACGGCTTCCATCTGGAGGTTGGTTTGATTCTGGATGTAAGATCTCTTCTGAGACATAAGCTCAGTAGAGTTCTTGCACAGCATCAAACCACCAATCACCGCTCCCCCATCAAATCGACTGTCGATATCAGGGATGAGTTTAAGCTCAGGATGATCCTCAAGCTTAACTGGCTCCCAGCCTTCCCGATATTTACGGGAAACATTCGTGTTATCCGATTCGCCACGCATGGCAACTCGAATCCAACGAAACTCGTACCCGTCTTGCGGATCAGGTACAGGGAGGACCGTGGGTGGTGTCCAAAAAGCCGGTCGAGCAGAAACCTCGCGGGATTCATGCTCTCTTTTAGCGCGGGGATCCTGTTCCCCATTGGCGTTGTCGCCTCTAGCCATTGTTGTTCTCCAATTTTAAGAGTTGTCTGGCATAACCTTCAGGAGATACACCCAGGCGCTTTGCGAGAGCTACCTGAGTCTTCGTGAGTTGGACTTTGCGCGAATTAGCACCAGTAGTTCGCCTTGCAGGTGCCACTATCGTCGAGGGTTTCCGGCGGCTTCCATCGGAACGAAGATCCGTTTGGTCACTGGAGATATCAATCTCCTCACCATCACTGCCGAATTTTTCTGGGAATCTTTCCCGTACTCTAGTATCGATTGAGTCGTAATAACTATCAGACTTCGGATCGATACCCTTGGACACTAGATCTTCATGAACAGCTAAGGCGACAGCCGTCATTTCTTTATCAGTTCTAAACCAAGGATTTTCTTTTGCCCATCCAGCAGCTCTTTGGTCAGGCTGTGCTTGCTGCCTGACTGGTTGAGCCCGCTGTTGCGGTTGCTGAAACTGTTGCTGTTGCGGAATCTCTCCCGCAGAAGGAACGTATTCCTGAGCTTTTTGCGAGTCGTAAGATGCCCTAGCTAAAACCTCTTGAGCATTTACTATCGATTCAGGATCACCCTCTTCATGGGCTCTCTTTAAGATAAGTTTTGCGGTCTCTAATTCCTTCTCGGTTCGAGACTTAACTTCATCGACAAGGACTTGCTCCCCTCGACTAACTAGTTCTCGAAGCTTTTGATTTTCTCTGTGAACATGCTGAGCGTAATTGACTGCTTCATCCCTAAGGCGTGAAGAAGACTCTTTCGCTCTTCGCTCTTCGTGGAAATCGTATTTAAGCTTTTTTATCCGCTTGTGAACATTCTTGCTGACATCGTTCAGCTCATCTTCATGTTCTTCGGCAGACCTTTCACCGGGAGGGATTCTCCTCCTGTCCTCTTCTGGAGTATCGTCGATAATATCAACTTCGATAAGCGACTCATCCATATCTTCATCATCTGAACTTGCTCCACTCATAGGTGAAGAGACAATCTGTTGCGTACTCATATGACCTTGACCACCCCTCTAGGATCATCAACCACAGCCTCAACTGTGTCATCGTTGATCAATCGAAATTCTTGATTCTCTACCTTGAATCGTGTTCCGGAATATGAACGCATCATGATGAAGTCACCAACATCGCACCATTTTCCAGAAGGAAATTTCTTTTCATCCTTGTAGGCTAGGTCTCCAGCCTGAACAACTAAACCTATAATCGTACCCACCTCTTCGACGTGCATTGCTTCGTCGGGCTTGTAAATACCACCGTCAGTCTTGTTCTGAGCTTTTGGAACAGCAACGAGAAGCTTCCAGCCGGTAGGCTTTGGCAGCTTATCCCCTGCTTCTTCCATTATCTTCTGATAATCCCCTAGATCGTCTTGCGACTCTTTGTCGGACATTTTCTTCCTTGCAGCGTTACCGCTGTATGCAGCCTCTATTAAGGGAGAAGCCGTTCCCTCGCACCCGTATGGGTGTTATTCCTCTTCTGAAGCGCGCCTGACTAGATCAAGGAACTCCGACTCTGCTGTCGCAATACCTTCTATAAAGCCAACGCGAAATTTGTAATCTGCATAATCGCTAGCGCACCCTGTTGCTAGATCATCTGCCTTGTTGTTCATGTACTCACGAAGCTTGGCAACGAATACCTCGCTCAGAGTCCCAGCCATCTCAATCCCCCTTGCTTCCCTTCGCTACTTCGTAACCAATACGAAGACCTTCAAGAAGCTCCTTTGCTTCGTTTCTCTTCTTTTCCATCTCTAGTTTTTGTATATCGATTGAAGAGTCAACGCCGATTTCGATTCCCTTGATCATCTCAGACGAACTAATTCTCTCTCGATCAACCTCCGCCCTGAGGGCGGCCTTCTTCAGATCTGCTGCGATTCTAGCTGCGTCTGTCTGCATCTTGGATGCAACCTTAGACTCATCGATATCAAGCTGTCGATTCTGCTGCTTCACGACAGGATCTTCCATCTTCTCCATCTGCTCCTTCAACTGCATTTCTGCAACATCACGACCCAGAAGACGACTACCAGCTTCAGCAACAAGGGCAGAGAGTCGGACTTCAATGTCTTTGGGCAACGGAAGTTCGAGAGGCGGAAGTTCAACTCCGAGTTCCTTTTCAATTTCTCTTCGATACTTAAACCCTAGATGCTCAATCACATGCGCGGAGAGAGCTGCTTCTATCTCCTTGGCCTTCGGAGAGTTCTGTATGATCGCAAGCATCTTCGGATCTTGTGCTGCATCCATATGTACTTGGATATGCGATTCATGGTCTTGCCACATGAACGCCTTGACCGGATCGGTCTTCATGAGATTCATGTTCTCAGAGACTGGATCAACTGCCTTTACGTCATCATCGGTGGGTACGATTACATCCGCATCCTGTATGCCGAGGACATCAAGCATCTGCCTGTGAAGCTCTGACAGGTTGTAGATATCCGGAGCAGTGGAGGCAAGTTGTAGTGCCGCCTGGTACTGCATTATCCTCTGGGCCATTGTGGAAGAGTTAGGATCACTGACAGGGATGACATCAAGACGACCATCGAAATCCTTCGTCTTCATCATCTCGCCGTCATCGACTTCCCATTCATAATCTTCTGGCAAGTAATCTCTAACAATACGAGAAAGAATCTTAAATTCCTTCTTCATCGCGTAATGGATCCTGGCTTGGATCGCATTCATCGAGACCATTGATCTCTCGATGATCGCCAGCGTTGTACCTACGGGCGCTTGCTGGTTCATGTCGGAGATGTTCATATCAGAGATAGAAGCGAATCTTCGACCTTCTTCGACAATGTTCTT